ATTAGTATCTTCTTGATATTTAAACATTTTTTTATCTTGTTCAGATGATAATGGAACTTTTTCGGGTAAATATTCAACATCCGGAAAATCTTTTTTATCATTTATAGAATAATAACTAATTTTACCAGTAATATAAGGAATAATATTTTTAATAGATTTAAGATTTTTATCATCAATTGGTTTAACATTTAATAATTTAACTAATTCAATAAATTGTAAATAATTATCAAAAACAGGCGTAGCAGTTAAAAAAAACATTTTACATGATTTATCTGCAAATCGTGAAATATATCTCATAATTAATGCTCTAATTAATTTAGGATTTACAGGTAATTTATTTTTAATATTAATATCATTGATTGTTGTTTCTTTAATGCCATTAGATATTAAATTATGAAATTCATCAATTATTAAAATTTTATTTTTGGTTAATTCTTCTAATGTTTTTTTTATATTACTTGAATTTTTAAATAAATTAATTATATATTCATATGAATATATTAAATAATTTTTACTAATTTTTTTATTAAAAAATATAAGTAATCTTTTTTTATCACTAGATGTTATATTAGAATTATTATATTGTTTCAATTCTTTTGTATATTTTGCACATATTATAGGTATTAATTCATCAATATAATTTGTTTTTAGTCGCGCAGGTAATATTATAATAGCTTTCATTTTAGAATTAATTTTCATTATTTTTTCAGCAATAATAATTGATGTTCTTGTTTTACCTGTACCAATACCATGATAAATTAATAAACGGTCTATAATATTATCAATTTTATAATATTTTTCAACATATTTCTCTAAAAATAATTGTTGTTTTAGCGCAACTTTATCTTTATCTAATAAATCTCTAAAATTTTTATAAATAGATGTTCTACTCATAAATCAAATTCTATATAATAATTAGAATTTTAATAATAATTAATGGCAATTATATTAGGTCTTAAGCAAAGTGCAAGAACTTATCAACTCTTACAAGAAAAAAATAATTATTCATATATTAATAGTATTGATTCATCCAATTTATTATTTTTAAATGTAGATGAAAATACCAATAATAATGCTGTTATTAGATTTAAAAATAATTATGAAATTGGTTATATCAATGATAAAATTTCTATTTTCAATTCAAGTAATTTAATTACTATAGATAATAGTAATATTAATTTATATAAAAATACATATTTACATAGTAATTTAAATGTTAATAATTATTTTTATACATCAAATAATATAACTTATTTTAATAATAATATTTTATTAAATTTGAATAATAATATAAATAATTCATTTAAAATTAATTTTAATAATAATTTAAATTCTATTTTTGATGTCTCTAATGATATTATTAATATTAGAACTTCTAATTTATATATTTATTCATCTAATATTACATTATCACCTAATTCTATTTTATATACTAATTTTATTGATAGTCCTAATAATAAACCAGTCGTTATTAGAAATATGGCATTTGCTGAAAGTTTACGAATATTTACAGCTAATATTATTCAAAATATTTCTGTTAATAATGATATATTATTTACTGATTTAATAAGTGATTTTCCACAACTTATAAATCCATATACAAGTGTATCAGACCAAGAATGGTCTTCATATATGATTAATAATGATACTAATATATTAGATCCATTATTTATAAAACCAAATATAAATGTAGATAAATATTTAGGTATTAATAATAATATTGGTGGTTCAAATATTGTTGAATTTAATGTTAAATATATTAATAGTTCTAATAGTAATTTAATATTTTCTATAAATAATAAAGGTTATATATCAATTGGTAGTAATTATAATCCAGATATTCCATTAAAAATAAATATAAATCCTATAAATTCTAATATTATTCAATATACAAATATTAATGATAGTAATAAATCATATGCTATTAATTCTAATGGATTTATGAATATTGGTGCTACTAATTTTTATCCAAATCAAATTAATATTTTTAAAAATAATAATAAAGATCTTAATAATTCTGATTTAATTTCTTTAAATATAAATAATATTAATAATACAAGTAATAATGGTAGTCTTAATATTAGATTTAATAATAATAATAATTATACTGATTTTATATTTGATGTAATTTATAGTTTATCTCAATCTAGTTTTAATAGTATTATTTCAAATTATAAATTATATTTTACAATAAATATTACACATTTGTTTATTATTAATAATATCTTAACTATCATTTCACCAGACCAATTATATAATAATGGTGAATTATATTCATTAGAAACTTCTGATAGTGATTATATTAGTTTAACTATAAAATATCCAGCAAATGGAATAACTATAACTGAAGTATCAGGAGAAAATTATACATTAATCTATAAAATCTATCCAAGTGGAATGACGCCTGTGCCGTCAGATGCAAACATTAATAATACAAATTTATTTAATAAAATAGTTATTACTAAAATAGGTTATAATATTAAAGCGACATTTATATTTTATATTTATATTGGTGTATATACATATATATATAATGGAAAATATTATCCTAAAGTATGTAATTATATAACAGCAAAAACAAATGATTTAACAATTTTTAATATTTCACAAAAAGGCAATGTTGGGATTGGAACAACTTATTCAGATTTATATAAATTATATATTGAAGATAATGCATTAATTAATAATATTAATTGTAAAACTATTGATAATTATTTAACTAAAAATATATCAATGTGTAATTGTATTTTAAATGATATTAATACTATAAATAATGCAGTTTTAATTAAATCAGATAATTTAATATCATCAAATAATTTTTTATCAAATTTAGAAAATAATAATACAATTATTAATAGTAATTTAACTGTATTATCTAAAGGTGGTAAATTTATAGTTAATACAAAATCAATATTTGGTTCAAATATAAATCCATATGATGATTATTTAGTAACTATAAATTGCACTAATATTATTGATGGATTAGCTATTATAAATAATATTCCATATAATAATCCCAATTTATTAATATATAGTTCTTGTGCTAATTCATATCCATATATAAAATTACAATCTTCATTAAATTCATATAATATTGGAATTACATCTAATAATAATTTTCAAATAAAATATAATAATATTAATATTAATTTAATTGAAAATAATTATATTAAAAATAGTATATCATTATTTAATAATTCTTTCAATATTTTTAAAGATACTCAAAATAATATTAAATTTTATGCAGGACAAATACCAGAAAAAATAGATTGGTATAATTATATTTCAGATTTAGGAATTGATAATACTAATAAATCATCATTTAATATTTATGGCGATTTTAATGTATATTCAACGATAGAAACAGATACAAATGCACTTATACCATTAATCATATGTAAAAAAAATAGAATTAATGATAAATTTAAAATAGGTATTGGTATTGAAAATACTACACCAATTAATGATGGTATAAATTCTTTAATGATAAATTATGAAACAATATTTAATTCAAATATAAGTGTATTAAATAATATTTATTTATCTGGAACTATATTATCCATTTCTGATTGTAATTTAAAAACAAATATTCATAAAATAGAAAATTCATTAGATAAAATACAAACAATTTCTGGTTATACATATAAAAGAACAGATACCGGCAATTTGGAAACAGGATTAATAGCCCAAGAAGTTATAAAAATATTACCAGAAGTTATTAATTATAATAATAATAATAATTATACTATTTCATATGGAAATATGTGCGGAATATTAGTTGAATGTATAAAAGAATTAAATGAAAAAATAAAAATTTTAAATTCTAGAATTGATAATTTAGAACAATAATAATAAATAAGTTATTATTATTATGAACAATATTAATTTGAAAATAATAATAACATGTATTTCTATAATAACTATAAATGATATTTTAACTATTTATATATCAAATATTTATTATACTCGATTTATGATTTTTATTATCATATATTTATTATTTGATATTTTTAGGATTTATCAAGATTATTTAGATGTATCTAAAGAATTATCAATAATTCATACAAATAATAATATGAATAAAATAATAGTTGAAGAAATTAAAAATTGTAATCTAATTATATCAACTATTATTACAAAACTTATTGTAATTGAAAATAAATTAAATTATATAATGAAAAAAAACTTAAAATAATAAAATCTTAAAAAAGCCAAAAATAAATATCTTTGACTTTATAGTTTTTCAAATAATCAATTCATACAAACACAACCAACTCGTCATCAATTTTAAGATGAAGTTCGCGTTTAAACTCGCAATTATACAACTTCTCATAAAAACAATCCCTATCATATGAATTCTTACCAAGTTTAAATCCCTTATATGAAATTTCATTGCATTTTTTACATGTGAAACATTTATGAGTAAATTTGAATGGTGTATTGATAATAGTCCATCCAAATTGTCTATTCATCATTTTAACAATACGTCCAACAATATAAGGTTCTTCAATTTTCAATCCCCCGATTGTCGTTAATTCTGTTTTACATTCATAAATATCCAATGTAATTCTTGCAATTTCTTTTTTTCTTTGATAATTATCTAATAAATCCATATATGTGCCTGTTGTGGTTGAATAACGAATACCATTAATATCCATTATAAATCCATTACATAACATATCAAGATTATTAAAAGGTGGTTCAATATCTTTGCATTCATTTTCAGTATTTTTATATGGATATGAAACATCAAACATGAGTTCATTACCATTTTCTAAAATAAGTATAATTTGTTTATGTTCAATGAGAGAATAAATACCAGTATATGTAAAATCATTATTAATCTTTTTCTGAATATCACCAAATGTCGATAATTCTTCCATAAAACTAACACTGATATCTTTTGATTTAAAGAAAATATCCATATCTTTGGGTTGTAATACGCGTTTGGATAAAGATTTTGCGATTTTGATATTATAAAAATCTTTATCTTTGTTTCCATTCGCATAAAACAGTTCAGAATAATATTTACTAATCATTGTATCGCGTATATATCCACCATAAATAATGCCATCAAAATCATAAACGACTTTTTCAATATCATTATACGAAACAATAGCCATTGTCAATAATTAAAAATTATTAATATTTAAATCAATTTTTTTATATTAAAAGATTATAATGATACATAAATATTTTGCAAATATTTATCTTGCTTATAATTTCATTGTTGGTAGTATTTATCTATTATGGATAATGTTATTATATTATAATAAATGCGAATGTTCAAAACATATATTAGAAAAAATAATACACGTTTATTGGTATGTTATATTTGTCTTAGATATTTTATTATTTTTTGGGTTATTTTCAATTAATGATTTATATTTAATAGTTATTGGTAATATATTAGGATTAATTAATATTTATTTAACTTATAGATATATGAAATATTTAAATGAAACAAAATGCGAATGTTCTAATACATTATTAAAAAATCTTATTATCATTATTTATATTTTTACTGCTTCTATTATTGTTGCCTTTTTTATTGGTTTACCTATTTTATATTTAAAGAATAAAAAATAATATCCTTATATAAATGTATTAAATTTAAGGATATTTATTAAAAAATGATTTACTATTTTAATTAAAGTAATTACGGATATCTGTGAAATGTCTGATTATTTGCGAACGATTAGCAAAGTTTCAAATGCAACTACCCGAAAGGAGATTAAACTGTGCATTTCGATCATTCGACTTTACTATTGGTTTAATAACCTTGGTGATAAAATCAACGGACAGATGCAGATGAAGTCAATGAACAAAAATCTCGTTCTTCTTGGACAGTTCAAGATTAGCTATGACAAAGAAAATATTGTGTTCAACCAAATCATGTTTTCGTCGCCTACAAAGATTATCACCATCACGGGGTCTTTCATGCGCATCGATGACACGATTACATACTACCGTCATCAAAAGACGCACGTGTCAGTGGTTGATGTATAATTTTTCAAGGTTTATAATTGCAAGAAATAATATTATTTTTTGTAATTTTATTTATTTTTATTTATTATAGATGGTAAAAGTAAAAGTATCAGGATCTATTAATTATAATGGCTTTGGTGCAATACTAACAATATTAATTTTATATTGGTTATTTAAAATTGATAAATGTCCATGTACGCATATACCAGAGGGAAAATATCTTAAAGAATGGTTTATATTTGATATAATATTTTCAATATTATTTTTTGTTTATTTACTTGCAATAGGTGATTTAAATAATAGTTTAAATTATAGTTTTAGTAATGAATTATTATTTATTGTAATTATTATTACTATTATAAATATAATAATGATAATAAGATTATTAATATATATAAATAAACTAAAAGAAATAAAATGTGATTGTGGATTATCAAAATTAGAAAACTTTATTTATTATTGGTATATTATTGTATTTTCATTATTATTATTTATTATATTATTAGCACTATTATATTATTTATTTATAGATAAATATTAAATTATATAAAACAAAAATAATTATCTTCTGTTTTGCGGTCTATGTGTCATAAAATTATCAATAGTATCATTATATTCATCACGATGTTTATCAATTAAATGATAATATAAATGACAATTATAAAATTTATAAGATTTAACACACCATTTACATTTATATGGTCTATTAATTGGACCTGGTTCATAACATGGATATTCATGTCTATACTCGAAATCATCATTTTGAGGCCAATATTGAAAAGTTAAATGTTCAGTATCTTCAAATTTAGGTATTGAAGGTCTTTCACAAATTTCTTTATAAATATGTAAAAATTGTTTTAATGTTTCATCTTTTTTAATTAAAGTATATGGATTAACATCATAAATAAGATCTTCAATTGTAAAGGGATTATAACATTTATATAAATGCTCTAATATTCCTATTTCATTAAAGAATTCTATTTCATTATCAGTAATATTAGCAGGTTTAAATGTAATATCTTCATCATTTAAAATACTATAATAATAATAAATATATAAACCTTCTAATGATTTTAATAAAGATTTAGAACAACAATTAAGACCAGCAAATAATATTCTAAATTGCCATAATTTTTTATCTTCTGGTTTTTCTTTATCTTCAATAATATTAAAATTATTTGATTTCATATATTTTCTCATTATTGTAATCTTCTTTTCTGTGGTACCTTTGTAAAGATCATCATAAAATTTTTTTTTAATATCATTACAATTATTAAAAGTACTACCAATATAAAATTGTCTTGTATTAATATCATTTGGATCATAATTAGATGGATACATAATATAAATAAATGCTTGAGAAAGTATAGCAGTATCCATTGTAGATAGATAAAATTTTTATAAAAAATAATTTCATTTTTTTATTATAACTAAAAATAATTATATATATATTTAATAGATTTCTAAAAATGCCATCTAAAAATAATAGAAGTTTAAGCAATAAATCAGATAATTTTTTTGATATTAATGAAAATACAAATATTCAAAAATCAAGTTCATTAAAATACGTTAGAATATTTATTATGATTATTGTAATAGCATTGAATATTTTTATATTAAATTGGTTATTAAAAGTTCATAAATGTAAATGTGCTAATATTAAAGAAGCTCTTTATTTGAAAGAATGGTATATGTTTTTAATTACTACTAATATTATTTCATTTATTATAATTATATTTGATATATCTATTAATAATTTAAATTTAATATATTTTATAGCATTTATATCACTGATTTTAACTATTGTATCATTTGTTATGATAATTAGATTACTAATTTATATTAGTAAATTGAAAAAAAATAATTGCGATTGTGGCATGACTACACAAGAAAATATAATTTATTATTGGTATATTGTTGGATATTCAATTATATTATTTTTTTTATTATTATTATTTATAAGTTTTATTATTTCATTTATAAATAAATAAATATCTTATATTAAATAAGATAATATATGCCATCTAAAAGTAAAAGTTTAAATAAATCATCATCAATGTTAAATAATTCATCTATGTCTTCAAAATCTTCAAAATCATCCAGTTCATCTGATACATCTAATACATCTAATTCATATGGTCTAGTTGTTTTTATGTTTATTATAGGTTTAGGTATATCATTTTTCATATTAAATTGGCTTGTTAAAGTTGATAAATGTAAATGTGCTAATATTGAAGAAGCTAAATATCTTAAAGAATGGTACATGTTTTTAATTGTTTATCAAGTATTATTTGGAATTTATATGCTTGCTACTTATGAATCTGAACAACCTTTTGCATTTATAATTATATCATTTATTGTATCTATTATAACATTTGTTATGATAATCCGATTAGTTATATATATTCATAAATTAAAAGAAATAAAATGTAATTGTGGTATGACTGTACAAGAAAATATAATTTATTATTGGTATATTGTTATTTTCTCTATTTTATTATTTATAATATTATTAACAATATTAGGTGCATTAAGTACATTATTTTTATATAAATAATGAAATAAAAAAAGAAATAAAAAAATTTAATTTAATTTATTATTAATTTCAACAAGTAGTGCATAAATCATATTTAGATTTACTGGATTATTACGCAGTGAATTTGTAAGTTGTCGTTTCTTTTTATTTGCCTGATATGCTTGAATATCTTGTGTTGTAATTTTATATTTTTCTGCTGCTTGTTCAAGAGTAATTGAATGGTCTTCATCAATTAGTGTAAGTGCCTTAACAATTAGACGCGTTTTAATACTTCCTGAAGTTCTTTGTAGTTGTTTTGCAATGTCCTCAATATTTACATCTTCATCAATTTTATTAATGAGAGCATTATCCTCATCAACTTCCCATTTTAGTCCCGCACGTGATGTTTCCGGATTTTCACGTTGTTTACGGAGTTTTTCCTGATACATTGTAAAATTTGACATTATAGGATTTGTTCTTTTGTTCCTATTTAATTATTATTAAAAATGTTCTTATATAGATTTAAATTAAACGGACATATAAAAAGGTTCTAATAATTTATTTACAAATTCTTTAGGATATGTTAAATTATTCTTTTCAGCTAAACAAATAATTAATTTTGCAAATGCAAACATATCATAATATTTTGATAATTTTTTTGTTTTATTTTTTTCTATTATTATTTCAGCACTTTCAATACTTTTTTCAGATATTATTTTAAAATCTTCTAAATTATATAACCATTTATTATGATTATTAAAATTTTTGAAAAATGTAAAAAAGAATTTAAATAAAAATAATGATACTCCTAAATTATAAAATTTAATTGGATGATTAAACATAAAATTACCACCTGAACCTTTTATAAAATGTTTAAAATGAGTATATTTTATATATCCCAAATCCCAATCAATTAATTTATAGTGATTATCACAATAAATAATATTATCAGCCTTTATATCATTATGTAGAAAATTGTTTTTTTGCAATATTGCTAAACTTTCATATATATCCACTATAAATTTATTAAATTCTTTTTGTGTAAAATTTATATTTTCTACTGTTTTATGACATTTTTCCTGAAATATAAAATAATAATAACCATATGACATTCCATATATATCAATATTATTATATTTGAATAATGGTGTTAATGATGTATAATAACTTAATTTATCACTATAAATACCTGATAATTTTTTTATTGAGTTAAATTCATTTCTAAAATTCATTTTTGCATTTCCAAGTAATATATTACCTCTCTTAAATTTCTTTACAATATAATTTTTCTTATTTTCTAATTTTTTTAATATATTTTCATATTGTTCAGTTGTTCTTATTTTTGTATTTAAACCATATAATGTAATTCTCTCTGGTTTTGCATTTTTAAACATCGTATAAAAATCAATATTATCTTCATCATTATATAAATCAAATGTTTTTCCCTTATATCCTTGACTTATTTCTTTACCTCCTTTCATTTTATTATATCTATATTAATAATAGATGAATTTTTTAAAATTATTTATAATTTCATTGGTAATATTTATAATATTAGATGGTATTTGGATTTCAACTAATTTTAATTATTATATGACTGTATTAAAGAAAATTCAAAAAGAACCATTTGTAGTAAAAATCCCTCCAATTATTATTTCATATATTTGTTTAAGTATTGCACTTTATTTATATCTAAAATTTATTATATATGAAATTAAAGAACAAAAAAAATATAATAAATATTTAATTACTATTTTATATGGATTTTTATTTGGATTAGCAGTTTATGGCACATATAGTTTTACTTGTTGCACTTACTTTAAAAATTATACATATTATGATGGATTTAAGGATACTTTATGGGGTATAATATTATTTTGCATAATAGGTTTAATTTTTATACATTATTATGAATAAATATAAAGATAAATAAAGTCTATGTTTTGATATTAGTGCTAATATTGATAATTTTGATAAAATTATTGCAATTGAAGCTTCGCCTTATATTTATAATGAACTAAAAAATAAAGAAAGTGATAAACTTATTACAATTAATTATGCTGTTTGTAATAATCATTTATTTTGAATAATTTTCAAGTAATTCATTTTTATTTGGATTATTATCAAATGTATACCATTTCTTTTTATTTGCATCCCATCTTGCACCTTTGCTTTTAGCTTCGTCTTTTTGTGCATATGAAACATTCAAATAAATTTTATTTGAACTCTCCTTTTCTTTTTTTGGTGCCATTGGGTCTTCAATGCATTCATTAGCCAATTTATCAGCATAATAATTACAAATTGAATGTTTATCTTTATTATTTGTATGAGCTGCAATATGTTTATATTTAATATCATATTTTTTTGTTAATTCATATAATCTTTTAACTAATTCTACATTTGGTGGTGGTAATTTTGTTTTTTTACTTAACCATTCATTTATTACTAATTTATCACCATAAGTTGTAGCACATTTAATGACATATTCCGAATCAGTAACAACCACTTTATATTTATAATCCATTTTTTTAATAATATTAATACCTTCGATTGCTGCTTTTAATTCAGCAATATTATTTGTTAAATTTGAACCCTCCAATTTCTGAGAAATATTAAATTTACTATCTTTTGATAAATATACTCCTATACCTGCAATTGCATTTTTTGAACCATTATTATGACATGCACCATCTGTATAAATATAAATAGTATTTGTATATTCATCAATAAAATTTTTTGCTTCTTCTTCTGTTCCAAATTTTTTATATATTGGATTTACAATATTATCAATATTTTTTTTACATTCTTCCCAAGTTTTATATATACCTATATTATGTCCTTGTGCAACAGCATAATATTTAATACACGATATATCTTCCATTTATTCTTATTATTATTATAAATAATCATTTTTTATATAACTTGTTCTATTGGTTGATATTTTTTAAATTTTTCATTATAATTACATCTAAATTTAATCGTTATTGTTGTACTTTTGTCTTTAAATACATTTCTCATTTTAATACTATCTTGTAATGAAGCTATAAATGCAATTCCTAATTTATTTGATGTTAAAATATTATGATTATCATAAATATTATAAATATCTGGATCATCCGTTTTTGATATCCATAAATCAGTATTAGATTTATTTAACGGTGTTATTATATTCGATGTTGATATTATAGATGTTTGCGGTTGTTGATATTGTTGTTGCCGTATCTGTTCTTGTTGTGATTGTAATTGTAATTGTGATTCTTGTTGTGATATTTTAGGTGTTTCTGATTTAACTAATTCTTTAAATTCTGCAACATCTTTAATTTTCTTTTGAACAGAAACAATAATATTATTATTGAAATTAAATAATTTAGGTTTATGTTTTAAATAATATGATGAAAAATATATTCCACGCGATGTATAATTTAATTCTTTAGAAATTGTCATTAACTCATTTAATGATTTTTTTGATAAATAATAATAATTTTTAACTTTATATGAACATACATCACATATATCATCAGGTGTATATTTTTTATCTAAAATATTATATATTATTTTTAATCTTTCTGGCAAAATTACATCATCCATTTTTTTACCTTCATATGCAATTATATCATTAATTATAAATATCCATTTATTCTCATTTGTTTTTATCATTTCACCATCCAATAATGTATTTTTAAATAAAGATATATCAAATAAACCACGTGCTAATATAATCCTTGGTTTTTCATATCCTGTATGAATTTTCATATCAATAAAATAAATAATCGGTGTATCATTATATAAACTAAAATAAATATAATATCTATTACCATTTGAACGTAATGAAATTAAATGAGGTAATTTAGAAATATAATTAATATTATCATCATCTATATTATAATAATGTTTTTGAATTATTCTAACATTATATAAATTCAATAATTCATTTAATATTACATCTTTAATTATATTACATTTTATATTCCATGCTACTCTATCTCCAAATGATATTATTCCTGTTTGCATTTTTTTAATTTTAATATATATATAAATATAAGTTCATTTTTTATTTATATATATGACGACAATATCAAATAAAGATGAAATAAATTATTTAGAATTTTTAAATTTAGTCAAAAATACAGGTATTAAAAAGAATACCCGAAATGGTATAACATATTCTCATTTTGCACATTTACTTAAATTTAATATTTCTGATAAATTTCCATTATTAACAACTAAAAAAATGTTCTTTAAAGGTATTGTTGAAGAATTATTATGGTTTTTAAGAGGTTCTGTTAATTCAAAAGAACTTGAATCAAAAGGTGTTAATATATGGAAAGGTAATTCATCTCGTGAATTTTTAGATGCAAATGGTTTTTTTAATTATGATGAAGGATATTTAGGTCCTATTTATGGTTATCAATGGCGGTCTTTTAATGGCAAAATTGATCAATTAAAATATTTATTAGAAGAAATACAACTAGAAAATAGTCGCCGTATTCTTATCAATGCATGGAACCCATGTCAATTACATGAACAAGCATTACCACCATGTCATATTTTATATAATTTCTTTAAAAATAATGATGAAATAAGTTGTATGATGTATATGCGGTCAAGTGATTTATTTCTGGGTTTACCTTTTAATATTGCATCTACTGCTCTTTTAACACATATTATTGCAAAAGTTTCAGGTTTTAAAGTTAAAGATATTGCTATTAGTATTTGTGATTGTCATATTTATGATGAACATATAGAACCTTTAAATATACAATTAGAAAGAATACCATATGAATTTCCATCAATTCATATTAAAAAAGAAATTGATATTAATCATTTATCAATTAATGAAAAAATAAAATGGATTGAAGAATTAAAATTTGAAGATTTCGAATTAATCAATTATAATTATTATCCTACTATAAAAGCTATCATGAAATAATTCCAACTTCTGTTAAATATTTATTATTATTTTTCATTTTAATTGTATATAATTGACCAATATATTTATCGGTTTTACCTATTTTTTTTATTCTAGACCATATATAATTATCATATATGAAATAATTCTTCTCATTTTCATCTAATGATTGTGGTATTTTAATTACATAATTATTATTAATATAATTAGCATTTAATAATATCCCTATTTTCATAAATAGATTTTTTAAGAAATAAAAAACTGTCTTATCATTTGTATTAATAACTGAATTTATCTCAATAAAACCTTTAATTATTTTTTTAATATTATCAATTGATAAATTTAAAATTTCTTCTTGTTTTAATATTTGCGGTTTATCTTTTGCATCAATTTTAATCAATGTTGTAATATTATTATTAAATATTTCAAATTGAATATTATTATTATGTAAATATTTATTCAAAAATCCAATCGTATTTATATTAATATTATTATTTAAACTAAATATTAATTGTTCTAATAATACTAATCCCATAAATCTATATTTATCATTATCATTTTCATTATCATTATCATTATCATTATCATTATCATTATCATTATCATTATCATTATCATTATCATTGATAATTGGATAACCAATATAATCAAAATCTGTTAATTCATTAACATTAATAAATGAAGGTAAACATATTCTTTTGTTATCTTCAATAAAATTTGCACAATCTTTCATTTTTAAATCATATGGAATATTTTGAATACAATAAATTTTATTATTACCACTTATATAATAATTATCAATATTATGTAATGTTTTAATTTTAAATAAATATGGATAACCTTTTAAATTATGTTTAATTATTTCATCAATTTCTGAATAATTATTATATCCATAAATTAAATCAGTTTTTGATATTTTATCTAACCTTTTTAATCCTTTATTTGTGTATAATAATAAATCACCTCTTATATAATTTGCCATTATTTAAGAATAGATTATTAATTGTTTATATATATTTATCATTAAGAAGAAGGATACTTTGCAAGATTTATATCACTGCAATGTAAATCACTCCATGGAATATTACAAATTTTAGAATATGCACATCTTAAAGTATTATTTTCTGAGTATTTATCTTCTTTTGATGCTAAAAATGAAGGATATACCGCACTACATGTTAATGGAATATTTTCATTTGCTAAATCTTCTTTTCGTATTTCTGGTTGTCTTTCTGTTTTATGAAATAATCTAACTTTAGGACCTCTTTTTAAAGTTTGTATTACTTCGTTACTTTGAAAGTTTGTAAATGTTTGTGCTGTTACATATGTTTCATCAAAATAATAATTTTTAAATGTAAATTTTTCATTAAATAAACTAGCAGGTATAGTTATTGAAGTAGAACCTTTAAATAATATAGGTTCTTGCTCAATTGTACCTAATGGCATAAAATTTACACCACTAATAATTGATTTATCAAATACATAAACAATTCCACCTGTTGTTGGTAGTTCCATAGTACTCCAATCATATACTGTTGCTGTATAGGTTTTAATTGCAATATTATCATTTGCAAGTGCAATATTCCTATAAGCTACAGATCCATAACCAGCATTACGTGCATTCGATGTTGCCCAAGTTAAAATAGGTGGTGAATTATAATAATTACTAGTTAATCTATTTTGTAAAGCGGTTGGACTATTATCAAAAACATTAATACCACCAGAATTAGTTAAATCGGTATATTTGGTAAAATCAGTAATACTATCAATCTGATAATTATTCATAATTAAAGCTGATTGTTTTAAATCATCAATTATATTTGAAGAAATATTTGCTTTATTTGCATAATTTAAATTATAATTATTATAAGCATTAACATTTTTATACAAATAATAATATTTATCATTGTCTTTATTTATAAAGTTATTTAATTCATTTAACTTACCACTATTATAAAGATCATTATAATTAGTTGTTACTTCATTATCAATTTCATCACTATTTAAAGATCCAATAAATCCTGGTTTATTACCTAATCTATATTGTTCTGGTGTTAAAGTTTTTTTATCTTGTTTATAGATTGATGCTTTATTAAAAATTTTATCATCCATTACACATCTGTATTTAAAAAGTTTTTTATTAAAATTTTTAATATCAAAACTTTTTTCAATTACATTATCATCTAATATTTCTAATTTCCAATAATCAGGACAAGAAATATTTTCATCTATTTTATTAATATCTACTTTTTTAGGTTCAAATGATAAGACAAAATAAATAAATATCATAATAATTATAATGGTACCAACAATATAAATTAATGTAAAAGGTAAAAATTTATCAAATAATAATTCGCGAATATTATCTGATAAATATGCAGCACAAATTAAAATAAATGCAAAAACAGCATATATAATACAAACAGCAATTGTACCTTTAAACATATTTTCCTGATGTATTCCATTTATAGTAATATCATATTCTGTTAATACAGGGTCTGATTTTTTATCGTACATATTAATAAAAAAATACTTTCTAATTATATAAATGATTTTATTTTAATTATTGTATATGTATATATATATTTTTATTTTAATAATTCTTAGTACCAGCTGTAGATGTTAATTGAGCACGTTCCATCGGCATAGGTAAAGTACTACAAGTTTTTTTATAACTTATATATTGTTCTATATTACTGATAATATTATCAATAGCCCATTCAACAATCATATTATTTAATTCATTAATTTGGTCATTAACATTGGTTGGTAAATTTTTACCATATTGTAAATATATGGACCTCATAATAATTACTAATTCTTGTTCATTTTGGTCAGCAATTATATGTTGCTTATTACTTTTATAATAAACACCTCTTTTAATTAAATTTTGAATTTTATTTATATTTTCTTTAGAAAAAAAATTAACGGATAAAGAAGTATTAGTTATATTATATGAAATAGAATTAATATTATTATCATTTAAAATAAGTGGTGCTCTAGTTATTTTGGGAGAAGTTGCAGAATTTTGCATTATATTAACTCTACCATTTCTAATGGCAGATGGTATCCATATATCATTACTATAATCAACTTGCATTAAATTATTATAATTCATTCTTTTTATCTTCTTAATTTATAGAAAAGATATGAATAATTTTTTACCTACTATAAAAGATTTAGTTGCCAAATATAACTTATCATTAGCTAAAGATAAAACAAGAGACATATATGAATTATTATGCAAATATATTGAAACATTAATATTTAATATTGTTTCTATTGCATCTATAATAACAATGATTAATAATTCAGATAAAATAAGAAAAGAAACAATAACATTAGTTAAATCATATATTAATGATAAATGTAAAAATAAAATGACTGGTGGAACTACTGGAATGCCATCTGAATTTTATGGTAATGATAGTGGAATATATAATTCAAATAATGCAGTTGGAGATATATTAAACATTGATTTTGCGTCTGGAATATTAAGACCACAAATAGGAGGTGGTAGTGGAAATAAAAATGATAAAATTTTCATGAGTAAAATTCATGAAATATTAAATTATTATAAATTAAAATCATCAGATAGTATTAATAATTCTTTATTAAAATTAATTTATATGCATGTTAATTGTTTCTTTAAACAATTAAAAACTTCAAGAGTTACATTAAATAATGCCTCTATAAATAAAATAATAAAATCAAATAAAAATTTAGATATATTTAAATAATAATAATGACAATATATACTATTGATGGTAATATCGGATGTGGAAAAACATCAGTATTAAATTATTTACATAAATATAAAAATATTCAAATTGATTTAGAACCTATTGAAAAATGGAAACCATTCTTAGATAATATTTATTTATCAAAAATAGGTTATTTTAATTTTCAAATAAAAGTATGGTTAGACCGGGCATGGATACAAGATAAAGATAATAAATCAATTATATTAATGGAAAGAAGTCCGTTTTTTATTAGAAATACTTTTAATAAAAATGATTATAATAATAATAATATAAATGAAGATGAATATAAAGTTTTAAATGAAATGTATGATAAAACAGATACTATTTGGAAATCTAATTTATATATCTATCTACGTTCATCTCCTCTCAAATGTTTAGAACGTATAAATTATAGAGGTAGATATAATGAAATGAATATTACTTTAGATTATATTAAAAATATTCATAATTTACATGAAGAAACATATAAAAATGGATTAGAAAATAATTTAAATATTGTTGTAATTGATGTTAATAATAAAACTATTCATGAAATTGCTGATGAAATTTTAAGTTTTATTACTAAATAATTTATTTTTGTATTAATTTAAAGAAAAATAAATAAAAATTGATTTAAAGGATTAGAATAATTATTCGTGTTATTATGCCAAGTATTAGCACCATGAGTGAAGTTTATTATTCAGAAGCAGCAGCCTTTTATGACGAACATTACGACCCTGAGTTTGAACATTGTCATGACAATAATTATCGGTTCTTTATGATTAGAGAATACGCTGAATGGTTGTATGATATGTACGAAGTCATCCGAATTTGGGAGTGAAAACTCCTAAGTTCAAATATAAATGCCAAAATTAATTTTTTGGTATTTTATATGTCTTTTGAATAAATAATTTATTTTTGTATTAATTTAAAGAAAAATAAATAAAAATTGATTTAAAGGATTATAATAATTATTCGTGTTATTATGCCAAGTATTAGCACCATGAGTGAAGTTTATTATTCAGAAGCAGCAGCCTTTTATGACGAACATTACGATCCTGAGTTTGAACATTGTCATGACAATAATTATCGGTTCTTTATGATTAGAGAATACGCTGAATGGTTGTATGATATGTACGAAGTCATCCGAATTTGGGAGTGAAAACTCCTAAGTTCAAATATAAATGCCAAGATTAATTTTTTGGTATTTTATATGTCTTTTGGATAAAAAGTTATTATGATATATTTATCTAAATATGTCATGATATCACCATTTCTATTTTTATAATTAAATGGAATAACTTTTTTGCCAATTATATATTTTTCTTTTTTCAATATAAATTCTTTATTATTATTTAATTGAGATAATATTAAATTTATATCAATATAATCAATATAATGCATTATACATTCATTTTCTCTATATGAATAATAATTTTTAATAAAAATATGAACATAAGACATTTGTGTGTGTATTTTAAATAAAATACAAAAATATCATTTTTTATTTTAAAGCATTTTTAGGGTCCCATTCGAATATATATTTTTCTTTATTTTTTTTCAATTTTTGAATATCAATTTCAAATGTTTTTATTGATTTTATATTTATTTCTAATTCAATCCAAAATATAAAACTTTACTATTATTATCATTTAATTATATTTGGATCTTTTTTAGTAGAACATCTATATAAAATTGTTCCATATAATAATTTATTTTTATTTCTATAACAATTATCAATTATTTTATATAAACCATTCCAATATTTATTATTTCTATTAATTAATGGTCCAATTAATTCCATTTTCTTTAAATCAAAAGTAAAATTAATATTATCTAATTTATAATTATGATGTGACGGATATATTAAGATTGTTTCCATTACTATTATAATAATGCCAAAAAGATTTAGCATATATCAAAATCAATCAATAATATACTAGATAGCAATAAGAGCAATTTTTGATATTATTCATATAAATCTCACAAGTATTACTTTTATATTCAAATCTGACAGAAGTTCTTTTAGGAGTTTCAATTATCTCAATATCTGTCAAACAGGTTTTAATATTGGAGTTTAATTCATTAATAATATAATCCGAATTGTTATTATTACTTTTTCTCATACATTTAAATGCAATCAATGATTTATATTCACTTATTCCATTGTCTGCATAATAATCTTTAAGAAAATCGCAAATTTTATTCATATTTCGAATAAATTAAAATAAAAAAAAATAAAATCATTTTTTATTATTTCTAAAATGCCAAAAATTAATTTGACATATATAACCCTTGTTTAATTAGATAGATACAACCCAGTAGTGGTAGCCGCGCGAATTGCTTGCTTCCCAAATTTCACCGTCATACCCATCATAAGAAAACTTAAACGTGATATCATCATCCTCCTCCAGATGACTAAGATTTGAAACCTTAGTACCCAAATGCGACATTAGTTGCAACTGAACATAATTAATGAATTGCTCATTGGTCCAGTCTTGCTCTTCGTATCCATGAAATTCGATATAATTGATGTTCTTCTCCTTAGTAGAACCCTCAACATCGTCGCAAACAGTCTTGATAAAAGTGCAAACTTCGTCCATCTTCTCAATTTCTCCCCAATAATTATTATTAATATTAATATCATTTTTTTACTAAAATTGAAAAAATTAATACAAATATCAAAAAATTAATTTTGATATATATATTAAAGTTTAATTTAAAACTTCATGTCAAACATCTTGACCTGCCAGAAATAATTTCCGCATAATCCTTTGACTTCCATGACATTACCTTCCTTCATTCCATATCTGAAATATACAACAGGTGTTTCAAGATTATCACAGATATAAATATGTTGGATGTCGTCTTTCAAGTAGAATTTCAAACATCTGATGATATGATTTGCAATTGAATGCAAACCACCGGTATAACATTCTTCATCAATAATATTATGCTGAAAGAAAGCATAATAACCGGTGATTGTATGTTGGTGAAAATATATGAAATGTGCGACATGTTCCATTTTTGAGTTTGGATAAAAGTCGTTTAAAATAATATGAAATCATTTTTTATTATTTTTAGTTTCAATTTATATCAAAAAAAAATTGATAAAATCATATAAATATTTCAAACAATAATTAATAATGGCAACTGAAGTAGATAATAAATATAAAAAACATGAACTTAGAGGTCATATATATAGCCGTCCATCGATGTATATTGGTACAATTGATCCAAATACGATTGAAACTTATATAATTGATGATTCTGATAAAGTAGTTAAACAAAATATAACATTTATTCCTGGATTATTTAAAATATTTGATGAAGCAATTGTAAATGCGATTGATCATTCAGTAAGAACGAGAAAAGATAATATAAATATTGTTAAAAATATTAAAATTAATATTGATAAAACAACAGGTATTATTGAAATTTTCAATGATGGTATGGGTATTGAAATTATCAAACATACAGAATATGAATGTTGGATACCTGAATTAATATTTGGTGAATTATTAACATCATCTAATTATAATGATGATGAAGTTAGAATTGTTGGTGGTGTTAATGGATTAGGTATTAAATTAACTAATATATTTTCAAAATCATTTACAATTGAAACGATTGATAGTACTCGTAAAAAGATTTATAAACAAGTATTTACAGAAAATTTAACAAATAAAGAAGTACCCGAAATTAAAAGTTGTCAAAAGAAATCATATACTAAAATTACATTTTTACCTGATTATGAAAAATTTGGATTGACTAATATGACTGATGATATTTATAATTTATTTAAAAGACGTGTTTATGATGTTTCAGCATGTACTGATGCATCTGTAAATGTTTATTTTAATGAAAAGAAAATTAATATTAAAGATTTTGAAAAATATACAGATTTATTTTTAGATACTAAGACTATTCAACCAAGATGTTATGAATTGGTTAATGACCGTTGGGAAGTATCAGTTGCAATTAGTAAAAGTGGAACATTTGAACAAATGTCATTTGTTAATGGAATTAATACAATCAGAGGTGGTCGTCATGTTGAATATATAACAAATGCTATAACTAAAAAATTAGTAGAAATGACATTAGCAAAAAAGAAAAAGACAATTAAACCGCAACATATTAAAGAAAATTTATTTATATTTGTAAAATCAACTATTGAAAATCCAACATTTGATAGTCAAACAAAAGAAACATTAACAACACTAGTTGCTAAATTTGGGTCAAAATGTGAATTATCAGATAAATTTTATGATAAATTATATAAATCTGGTATAATTGAATTAGCATTAAGTGCAACAGATGTTGTTGAACAAAAAAAATTAGTTAAAACAGATGGTAAGAAAGTTAATAAAATTATTGTACCAAAATTAGATGATGCTAATTTAGCAGGAACAAAGGATAGTAAAGAATGTACATTAATTTTAACTGAAGGAGATTCAGCAAAAACAATGGCAATTTCTGGATTGAGTGTAGTTGGAAGAGATAAATATGGTGTATATCCATTAAAAGGAAAAATTATTAATGTTAAAGATATTACATTACAAAAAATTACAGATAATAATGAAATTACAAATCTTAAAAAAATATTAGGATTAGAACAAAATAAAGATTATAGTAAAGGTATAGAAACATTGAGATATGGTAAAATTATGATTATGACTGATCAAGATCATGATGGAAGTCATATTAAAGGATTATTATTCAATGTATTTCAGACATTATGGAATTCTTTATATAAATATGAAGGTTTCTTAACATCAATGTTAACACCTATTATTAAAGCTACAAATAGTTCAACAAAAGAAATTATTTCATTCTATAATATGAGTGATTATGAAACATGGATTAGTAAAATTGATAAAAAATCACAATGGAAAATTAAATATTATAAAGGACTTGGAACATCAACTGACCAAGAAGCAAAAGAATATTTTAAAGAAATGCGACAAATAACTTATAATTTTACTGAAAATTCAGATAGTTCGATTGATTTAGCTTTCAATAAAAAAAGAGCAGATGATAGAAAAACATGGTTATCAACTTATGATAAATATGATGTTTTAGATTATACAGAAAAATCAATTACATATGAAACATTTATTAATAAAGATTTAATTCATTTTAGTAATAGAAATTTAGAAAGAAGTATCCCTCATATTTGCGATGGACTTAAAGAAAGTACACGTAAAATTTTATTTGCATGTTTAAAAAGAAATTTATATACGAATGAAATAAAGGTTGCACAATTGGCTGGAAATGTAAGTGAAGTTACTGCATATCATCATGGAGAAAATTCATTACAAGAAGCTATTATTGGAATGGCACAAATATTTGTAGGAACAAATAATATTAATATGCTTGAACCAAAAGGACAAATGGGTTCAAGAATTAGTGGTGGTCAAGATTCATCATCACCTAGATATATTTATACATTATTATCAAAATTGACAAAATTAATTTTTAAAGAAGAAGATAATACAATTTTAAATTATTTAAATGAAGATGGTTTATCAATTGAACCAGAATATTATATCCCTATTATACCAATGATTTTAGTTAATGGAGGTATTGGAATTGGAACAGGATATTCAACTAATATTGCACAATATAATCCATCTGATATTATTAATATTTATTTAGATATTATTTCTAATATTGATAATGATATTGGTAAAATTTTAACTATTGATGATATTCAAAAAACAGAGGTTTTAATTAATGAAAAAGAAATTGAAGATTTAACACCTTATTATTTAGGATTTAAGGGAGAAATTAGTAAAAATGAAAAGGGAAATTATAATAGTAAAGGTATTTATAAATGGATTAATGATACAACAATTGAAATTACTGAATTACCAATTGGAACATGGACAGAAAATTATAAAGAATATTTGGAAGAATTGATAATAAATAATAATCAATATTTAAAATCATTTGAAAATCATTATACAGCAAAGAATGTTAAATTTATATTAAAAATAAATGATGGTGTTAGAGTTGATTTAGAACCTAAATTTTTAACAGAATTTAATCTTATTTCAACAAAAAATTTAAGTTTAAATAATATGCATTTATTTTCTGAAAAAGGATGTATTAAAAAATATAATACAACAACTATTATTATTAAAGAATGGTTTCAAATTAGATTAAATAAATATTATGAAAGAAAAACAAAACAATTGGAGATTATGGAAGATGAATTTAAATTAATTTCTGCAAAAATCAAATTTATTATTGATATTATTGGTGGAAATATTATTATTATGAATATTAAAATTAAAGATATTGAAGAACAATTAGAAAAATTAGAATATTATAAATATGATGACAGTTATGATTATTTATTAAGAATGCCTATTTCACAATTAACATTAGAGAAAAAAGAAAATTTAGAAAAAGATGTAATTAAACTTAAAACAAAAATTGATGATCTCAAAGATATGTCAATTACTAAAATATGGGAATTAGAATTAAAAGAATTATTAATTGAATGGGATAATCATAAAAAATTAATTGAAGATGATTATTTAAATGATTTAAAAGGTGAAACAATTGGTGGTAAACCAACTAAAAAACCCGCCCAAAAGAAAAAGTAATTAAATCATCTATACCCCATTTATTTATATTACTTGAATAATATTTCCATTTAAAAGGCAATATTAAACTTTGATTTTTTTGTAATTTTATTATTATAATATTATCTTCCGCTTTTGGATTTATTTTTGTAATCTCTGCTTTATATATTATTACTTCTGTATCTTTATAAGCATTTATAAATAAATATTTATAATTATTATGTATCCAATCATTATTTTCATCATTATTAGAATTTATAATATTATAATTGAACCAACTATTTATAACTTCTAATGGATTTTGAATAAAATCAGATATTACAATTGGTTGTCGGGATGATAATAAATTAAAATTAAAATTGCTTAAATCTGTTTGTAAAATTGATATTTCAGTTGGAAATACATAATAACAATATACATAAATAATTATAATTATTGCTAAAATTATAATTAATAATTTCATTTATTAATATTAAATAGAAAAATATGAGGAAAAGAAAGGCATTAAAAGGTGGCTATATAATTGCTAACCCTGCAAGTGCTGGACCAATATTAAAAGAAACATTATTAACTCGAAATGATAATGATATAAAAGGTCTTAAATCAATATATGAAATAAAATATAATGCAGCTAAAAGAGATCTTGACCGTCTAACAGAATTAAAAAAAATAAATAATGAAGCTTATGATAAATATAATAAAAATGTTATTGACCAAGAAAAACTAAATAATGATAAAAATAAAGAATCCTATAAACAACTTAAAGCTATTTGGTATGGTAGTTGGACAGGCGTTTGGTCCCTACTAATTTTTATAAAAAACTTGTTTATAGCTTTAGCTAAAATATCTATATCTTTACTAAATACTGTTGGAACATTTATATTTATGGGAGGTGAAGGTGCTATTATTAAAGTATTAATAGCTATATTTATATTATTAGTTGTAATTGGTTTAATAACTAGTGGTTTTTCTGGTGTAAATTCTAAAGATATAAATAGTTCAAGTGATGTTGGCAAAGATATTTTAAAAAGAGATAATGATGATTATATAACAAATCTTAAACAAACAAATAATAATTTTATTAGTAAAATGCATATTTGGTTTAATTCATTATTACCAAATAGTTATAAAATGGGATTTAGTTCGATTTCAAATTCATTAACATATATAACGACTGGTAAAAATCAATTTGATGAATATTTAGATGATAGAGATGAAATAAAAATTGGAAGAAGCGATAATATATTTCATGTAAATATTACTAATATTGGTACTATTGCTAATATTAGTAAAGATAATACTTATAGTATAATTGAACCAAAAGATGTAATTTTAGAATTTAATGAAAATTTATATTATAATTCAGACTATAATAAAATTAATAAAAATATTAAAAAAGAAATTAATTATCCAATAAAATGTGCAATACCAATTATACCTAATTCATTGGGTAAATATAGCTTAAATATAGATAATATAAAATATTATGATAGTTCTGATGCAGAAATATCTGCAAATAAAACTAAATTAATTAAATCAATATTTAAAAAAGAAGAAGGAAAGGATAAAAATACAGGAGTTAAATTGAATAGTTTTAATAATATTTCATATACTGGTTATTATAATGCTAATATTGTATTAGGTGCTTATGGTACTAGATTAATAAATCCAAATTATAAAGGTCCTATATTAAGATTAAGTTTAGGTTCTGATAGTGATGAGACCAAAAAAAAAACTATAGATTTTTATTATAATGATATAGATAAAAAATTATATTGTATTATTGATAATAAAAAAATAGATTATGATAAATATTTTACAGTAAATGAAAAAAATTATATTGATGTACGTACATTATATGATCAATCAGGTAATAATAAACATTTTTCTTATTCAGAAACTGCTTTAATACGAGATCCACGTTTAAAAAAAAATGTTTCTACTAATGAATATTATCTTAGTTTTAATGAGAGAAGAATATTAGTATTATCTGATAAAATTTCATATAAAAAAATAACAATATTTACAAAAATACAAATAAATTATACTGATTATAACATAATTGATAGAACTACCATTCCAATGCATTTTTTATTTAGAAAAGATGAAAATGTTGGTATTGAAATTTTCAAAAATTTAGACGCTACTTATTATTTTTGGTATAATAAAAAAAATATTTTGAATAATATACAAATAAGAAATGAAATAGAATATATTACTATTAAAGATATAGAAAATAATGATAATGATGTTATATTGGAAAGTTTAGGAAATTCAGAAGATATTAGATATAAGGGTGATAGAATAGGAGATACAAATGGCAAAAATAGAAAAACAAATCTTGATAATAATAGTTTAAATGCTGATTTATATGAATTAATAATATATAAATCAGATGATTAGAAAATTTTAATCATAAATGTATCTTCTAATGTATATCCAAATTTTTTATAATAATTACGAACACCTGTGCCAGCAATTATAGCAATCTTTTTAAAATCGAAAGATTGTGCAATTTCTTCTGCTTTTTCAATTAATTTTGTTCCAAATCCTTTATGTTGTAAAGAATATAAATCATTTGTTCCTACATTTGATAATGTTGAATAAACATGAAGTTCTCTAATAAGAGCTGTATTTTGCAGTATTGGTAAAACATTATCATAATTAAAATTTAATCTTAATCTAATAAATCCAATTAAATATTTTGAAGTTTCAAATGATATAAAATATTCATTACCTTCACTTGCTTTATATTCCATAATATCTAATTTGATTTCTTCATCTATGATATTACCTTTAATTTCTCGACATCTGATGCATTTACAACACCAATTATTAAGTTTCATATCTTTTTCTAAGACTTGACGAATACTTGCAAATTGTTGTGAATAGCCACCTTGAATATAATGACCAGATATATCTCTAATAATTCTATTAATTCTAAATTGTTTAGAAATATTAATTTTAAAATTTTTAATTAAATCATAAAGATATTTATCATCATAAGGTTTATAAATACCAGTATCATATAATTCTTTTATTTTTGTAAATGGAACAATTGCACAAGGATAAATTTTCAATTGGTCTAATTGTAAATCTGGATTATATAAAATTTGATTTAACATTATTTCATCTTGTTCGACAGAACTGCCATATAAATTAAGCATTAAATGACCATCAATTTTATAACAATTATTTTTTAATAATTTAATAGCTTTAATTGTCTTTTCAACTGATTCACCTCTATTATTCATCTTTAAAATTTCATTATTAGTATGTTGAATACCTAATTGAACTCTTGTACAATTGAACCTTCTTAATCTTTTAATTTCATTTAAAGAAATACTATCACTTCGCATTTCTAAAGTTAAACCAATAATATGGATTTTAGCAATTTCATTATTTGCAATTTCTTCTTCCAATGTTAAAATATCTCTTTTAATATCATCATAATAAACATTAGCTGAATAATAAAGTTTTGTTATAAATTCTTCTTGATATTCTTTTGGATATTCACTCCACGTTCCACCAAGAACTAATAATTCTATTTTGTCTATTTGATGTCCCATACGACTTAAAGAAGATATTCTTGAATTCATTTGTTTGATGGGGTCAAAATCATTTTGATTAGCTCTTAAAACGGCTGGTTCAGTATATAAATAACTTTTTGGTTGTTGTGTCCAATTATTAGCTTCTGAAGGTTTTTCATTAGGACAGAATGAGCAATTATGAAGACAACTAAAAGTGCCTTTAACTCTTTCACCATTAGCATTAGTATATTCAGGAGTTCCACTAGTAAGAACAGTAACACTAATAATACCAGATTGAGATTTTTGAATTTTTTTAATTAATTTTTTTTTTAATTGATAATCTTCATAACCAAGATTATTATAAATCTTAATTAAATCAATTTTACTACAATTAAATTTATATTGTTTCTTAATATCTTTAATAAAATTAAAAGTTGAATCAAAATTATTTTTAATTAATTCATTTCTTAAAATTTCAATTTGTTCAATAGTTAATTCAAAAGTTTTTTTAGTTACTATAATATCTTCAATATCCATTTTATAATAATTATTATCATTATCATAATTATCATTTTTTATATAAATAGATTTAAAGATTATTTATGAATATCTTTAAATCCTTTTCAATAAAAAAAACGATAGAAGAAATAGAGAAATATATAAAAGATTTTGAAGAATTTGAGCCATTTATTAATATATCATATGAACATTATATAAATCAAATAATAGTTAATTATAATTTTACATTAAGAAGAATTAAAAATAAGATTTCATGGCAAAATTTTATAAAAAGATATTTATTAAATCAAAAACTTAATAATTATTATATTAAAAAAATGAATATAATTAAAACTAATAAAATGTTATATTATTTTAATTATTGGATTTAAGGATTATTTATGAATATCTTTAAATATAAAAAAATGAATATAATGATTTAAGGATAATATAATGGTAGATGAAGTTAAAACCGATGGTATTACATGGGTCAAAAAATTATTGAAAGATAATTTAACTTATACTAAACATGGGTCAATTTCTTATTTATTATTTGGTGAAAAACCAAGTGAACAATCAATTTGTATAAAATTTGGTCATTTTGGTGAATTTATAGCAAAAGAATTGATAAAACTAAATCCAAATTTTGAATTATTAACTTGTGGTATTCAAGTTATAAATGATAAAAAAAAAGATATTGACTTGATTTTTAGAGATGAAACAAATAAAATTATTTATTATAGAGAATTGAAAGGTAATATTGAATTGGATACGGAAAAATTACCTGCAACTATTGAAAAATGCAAAGAAATAGAAAAATCATTACAAGAAAAATATAAAGATTATAAAATAGATTGTGGTATTTTGAATTGGAGTGTTTATAATAGAAAAATATTGAAAGCTGGATTATCAAACATACAATTCTTTGAAAATAAAGGCATAAAAATAAATCATATAGAAGATTTTTTAAATATTATTGATATAAAATGGGATGAAGATGATTATTATTTATATTTTAGAAATATTGGAAAAATGATTAAAAATTCTTAATAATTAAATGTTTAATATTAATTTCATCTCCAATGCGATTATCATATAATTTAAATTTATATTTTTTATCATATTCATCTATAATATAATCTTTATACAAATCTTCAATAAATTTTGTTTTACCAATAATCATCAAACATTTTATTTTTGTATCTTTAAATAATAATGCTAATTCTTCTTGTTCTTTTTTACCAAATTGACAATATCCATAATCGGTAAATTCACTATCATATGGCGGGTCTAAGAACATGAAATTATTTTCATCATTATAATTTTCAAATATATAATTAAAATCTTTATTTAAAATTTGAGTTTTATTTAATAATAATTCATAATCTTTATTTTTAAGGTCGCTATAATTAATTGTTTTATATCGTCCAAATGGTATATTAAATTTTCCATTTTTATTATATCTTAACATACCTCTAAAACATGTTTTTCTTTGATAATAAAATCTTTTTGCATTATCTAATTTATCATTAATAATCATTTCATCTCTAATTTTATAATATGTTTCTTCATCATTTGGATTATTTTCCATAAATTCATATATTTTATCACTTTCACCTTCTCCAATACATTGATACAAATCTATCAATTCTTTATGAATATCATTAATAACTGCCTTATCTGGATTTAAATAAAAATATACTGAACCACCGCCAATAAAAGGTTCTATATATAAATTATAATTATCAGGAAAATACTTTTCAAACATCTTAATTTCATCACTTTTACCACCACTCCATTTAATCAATGGTGTTAAATGTTTTTTATTATTATTAGAAAGTAATTCAAGTAATTCAGCTTTATTTTTAGATTTATATTTTGTTAATCCTAATTCAGCACATTTGGCTAAAAGCTCTGTTTTTGTTAAATCCATATTATTGATTTATATTATTATATTATATTCAATTTTTTATATTTAAAAAAAAGATTTAAGGGTTATTTATGAATATCTTTAAATGATTTTCATTTAAAAAAATTGATTTTTGTTTAAAAGTTTATTAAGTTATTAAAAACAATAATGACTAATACAATAATTTATATTGATATTTCAGGTTCTGTCAGTGATTTTTTAAATTATTGGAATAAAGTTGATGAAATCGTTTCTTTAAATAAAGATGCATTTTTCTTTGTTTGGGATACTGAAATTAAAGAAATTTCTTATAATGAAATCTTGAAATACATCGAAAATAAAAAAGGTTATGGTGGTACTAAAATTTCAAGTGTTGCATCATCTATTATTAATAAAAATTTTACTGATAAAAATATTATTATTATTACTGATGGTGAAGTATCTGCAGTAGATGTAAAATCATCAGAATTTATTTTAAAAGATTTTAATATCAAAGAAGTTGAATGTCATATTATTAAATCTTATGCTTATTCTGATGATATTGATATTAGTGTTCCACTCGCATTTATGAGAAATAATACATCTAAACTTTATTATACAAATCCTCAAAATATTACAAAATTAATTAAAAATATTAATAAAGATGATTATAAACTTCTTGAAAATATTACATTAAACGATTTAATGGCTAATTTTGATATGATTTATGATCTTATTAATATTACTAATATGGGCAAATCTGGTCTTCCATATATTAAACAAAAATTATTAAAATTTAGAACTGATTTTATTAAATTATCCAATGAAAATTTAAAATCTATTAATGGTAATACCATTCAATCAGAATTAAAAAATGGTAATTATACAAATGCTATTACTATGATTAAAAAAATAGAAGATATATTTATTAATCAAAATGAATATAGTCCTATTACCAAATTTAATAAATTATTAGCTCTTTGCGATGATAGAACCAATTCTGGTTTTGCCTTAAATCAAAAAATAGCAAATGCGAAACAATCAGAAGATATTATTCCAGATGAAGCAACAGAAGAAGAATTAATTAAATATAATTTTGAAGACCCTGTTATGTTAGATTTGGATGTTCCACAATTAGTTATTATAAAATCATCTGAAAAATTATTCAATACAGATAAAGATTTTAAAAATTTTATTGAAAATCCCTTAAATATCATTAATAATGAAGAAATTAAAAAAAGAATTGCAAAAAGATTTGGACATTGTATTGGTATTAAATTAACTAATAAATGTATTATTGATCCTTTCACACGTGCTGAGATTATCGGAACAATTCCATTAACAACATCAAATGAACAACATAATGAAGTTGGCAATAATGCATTATTTAAGTTATTTACAAATTCAAAGAAAATGGGAAATCCAAATCTTTATTATGTTATATTATGGCAAATTTTAGTTGTTGAAAATAGATGCGAATATTTGAATGAATATTATGATTATATTACAAATCATTTAAAATTTAGACTTTCTAAAGCTACTACTTATATTTCTCTTTGTGGTTTACCTGATTTTAATAGAACTATTGTGCCAATTGATGTTGCAATGTATTATATTATCAATGGACCAGAAATTAATAATAATATTCTTCGCAAACATATATTTAATATTGATGTTATTTTAAATATTATTATGAATGTATTTAAATATGAAGTTAAACCAGAGATTATTAAACATATTAATCTTGAAAGAACTTTATTATCTATGTTATCATTAATTAAGAAAAATCCAGTTATTTTCAAAAGAAAAATTAAATGTTTGATTAATTCTCATATTATTGCTGATGATGAATATATTCCAATTGATAATATTGCAACTGAAAAAGATATTAATGAGATTATGAAAACATTTCCTGATTATTATAATTCTCATAAATATAATGAATTAGTTTATTTATCAACATTAGTAAATTCAAATTATAGTGCTGGAGATATTCAATTAGAATATAATAAAGAAATTAAATATGATATTGAATTTAAAAATGATTGGTCAGATAAATATATTATTCCGACTATTAATCCTCTTGAAATTTCATTAAAAACATTCAGAATTGTATATAATCCAAATTGGAAAGAGTTAGCAGTTAATGATAATTTCGTTAGTGTTGATAATCAAATATCAGCCTATAATGATTATATTAAATTCTATATTAAATTTCAACATTTTCCAACATTTAATGAATTTGCCAAATATATTTATAATAAATATAAGAAAGCTCTTCATAAAGATTTTAATAATATTTATATTGAAGTTTCAACATCATATAATAAAGTTAGAGAATATATTAAAAATAATAATTTGACTTATGAAGATGTTAAAAAAATTATCCTCGACTCATGTCGCATTGATGATAGAATTTGCATCCAAGAAAGTATTTAAAGAGATTAATAAGAATTCTTTAAATCAATTATTATAATAATATACCAGTAATTTTATTAATGGATATATGATTATTTATATGTGGTTCTATATCAATATCTTTTGATACTTCCATAATTGTATTTGGATGTTCTCCTAATTGAGTTATAATTGGTTTTAATATTAATGTTTCTTTATCATTGGTTATAATAATATTGAAAGGTTTTATATAATTACATCTAAATTTTTTTTCTTTATTTGCTAAATTTTGATAAAATGGCAAAAAATAATGACTTGGTATATTATTATTTATATTTAGATTTGTATCATATATATTTGTTATATTAATATAAAATGTTGGATTATCTAAATAAGTAATTATTGTTGAATATAAATTTTCTTTTAGATAATAATTACAAGTTAGAATTTGAAAATAAGTAGTAATGATTTTATAATATTTTTCTTTCAAATCAATAAGAATATCAATTGCTATTATTCCTATATCTTTACCAGGTGCATAATTATTTAAAATTTGTTTTTTTAATTCGTGATTACCATAAACTTTAATATAATATCCAGTTGAATTATATTCAATATAATTTATATTATAATTACTTATTAAATAATGTGAACAATCTAATGTATAAAAATGACATTTTATATAAATCTTATTATTTTTCTTAATTATTTTATAATGATTTGGATAAAAATCTAATTTTGATAATACTGTATTTATTATAATTCGTTCATTCATTTTATGTAATTTATAGCATATTATTGATATTATAAATAATAATTGAAATACTAATATAAATAATAAATCATAAAAAAACATTTTTAACGTCTATATATTTAAAAGAATTGATTTAAAGAAATCTTATTAATCTCTTTAAATATATATGTGTTTTAAATTATAATTAGGATAATAAAAAAATGATTTAATAAGTTTTTTTATTAAATTACGAAATAATGATTGATAATATTCTTATTTTCATGTCATCCTTCAATTTTGATATAGAATGTGATCAAGTAATTGAATTTAATAGTACAGTTCATCGTAATTCTGATATTATGATCCCAGATGATTATATTATAAAAATACGTAATTGGGCAGGATATGATGATAAAGTGTTTAGCAGTTTTAAAACGTATCCTGATAATTGGGGTTGTCATAAAATGGAAATTGTTTCATTCGTCTATAATAATAGATATTGCGAACTTTCTGAGATGTTTGGTTATACTCAAAATCATCTATCAATTCGTATTTATCCTTCGCATTATTCATTTGATTAATTCTTTATTTCTATATAAATCAAAAATTAAATTTTTTTGGTTTTTTATTTAAGGGTTTTTTGTGAATGTCCTTAAATAAAATATGATTATTATTTTATGTTAATAAGGATTGTAATACTAAACATAAATTTAAATATCTTCATCAATAATTAGTAATATTAAAATATAACAACTCATTTAAATAAATAATAAAATTTATATTTATAAATCTTCCATAAAAATAATTAATTTTTTAATAATATTAATAAAATACCTAATTTTATATTATGGTATTATTATTTTATAATTTATCTACATATGTTTTTAATATTTTTGCATTACTTAATAATATTTTTAAGTCATCTTTTTTATCTTTATCTTTAATTGTTTTAGATTTACTATTTAAATGAATTATTAATTCATCAAGACTATTTTTATAAGCTTTTAATTGTATATCATATCCATATGTTTTAGCTAATAACATCCAACCTAATTTTTCAAAAAGATATTTATGCCAACCTTCTAAACTATGAAATGTAGCGTCTTGATGCATTTATTCTATTATATTATAATATATAATTTTTGATTTAAGGGTTTCTTATTGATGTCCTTAAATATTTGTTGAACGTATAATTTCTTTTATTTCATCCTTTATATTAGTATACAATTTCTTATCTAAACATAGATCGAGATAATTAAATTTTTTAAATATAAATTCAATTAAATCAATATCTGAAATAGCATTATTTATTTTAGTTTTATTATTATTATAATAATTACTAATTTCATATGAATTTTTATTTATTAAATTTTTTGATAAATTTTCAATATTGGTTATTCTCCATTCGCCATTTTTTTTAATTAAACAATTATTATTTTTTTCATATTTAATATTATGATTTTCTGGAAAGTCCTTATTAAAATGTTTCATTTCTATATATCGAGGTATAACATTTACACCACTTAATCTAATGATATTATACATATCTTCATATGTAATATAATCAGTTCTTTCACATCCAAAATTATTTATATAATTATTATTTATAATATTATTATTTCCATTAATATTATTATTTCCATTAAAATTTATATTTGGAGTTATATTATTATTTGATGAATGAATTATACTTTTAGCTTTACAATTATTTTTTTTAATATGTTTACATTTATTTCCATGAGAACTAAATGATTTCATACATTTAGGACAAGTTAAAGAATTAATACCTATGCAATTTTTTTCATGATTTATTAAAGATTTTTTTGTTTTATATATTTTATTACATTTAGTGCAATTTAAACACTCATTCATAGGTTTGATAGCTTTTTCTTCATTTTGGATAGCTTTTTCTTCATTTTGGATAGCTTTTTCTTCTTTTTGGATAGCTTTTTCTTCATTTTGGATAGCTTTTTCTTCATTTTGGATAGCTTTTTCTTCTTTTTGGATAGCTTTTTCTTCATTTTGGATTTTTGAGATATCTGAAATATGCAAAGCAATTTGATGTCGTTGTAAATTATATTTTCGTTTTGTTGTAAAATCACAATACTCACAAGAAAAAATGTTATTTTGCATATATTAAACTGGTATATAAATATTTCTTAAATAATCATTTTTTAATATTTTGATGAGTAATTTTTACTCAAGAATAGACCCCTCTCCACAAAAAATAATTTATTAAAACTATTTTTCAATTATTATTTAGTAATCATTTATAAATAATTAAAAAAATATATATTCAATTAAATATAATATCTGAAATATAATTATTTTTTTTAGTGAAAAAAATGATATATGATTAAATAATATTGTTTATTTATGAATAATATTGAAAAAGGTTTTAATTATGAAAAACAAATTAAAAAATCAATAATTGAAAATACAAATTATAATGCTTATTTATGGAATGAATGTCCTGAAGTTATATTAATTGAAAATAATTTAATAAAATCACCAGAACATAATAAAAATATAAGAAAAGCAATTAAAGAAGGAACTCTTCATAATCATAAAGATATTGGAATTGATATTATTCAAGTTGATTCTAATAATAGTTGTGTTGCAATAATACAATGTAAAAATGGATATTTAAATGGTGTTTGTATTAAAGATATTGCTGGTATAATGACACGTTCAGCTTTTAATAAATTATTACCATCTATTATTTATTATACAGATAAATTATCAAATAATTTAAATATGCTTATTGATTTAAATACTAATGTTTATAAAACAGATTTTTCAAATATTAATTATAAATCAAATAATATATATTTTATAAAAGAACCTTATATTACTACTAATAAAATTTCTACAGATAATACATCACTTATATTTATTCCTTATGAATATCAATTAGATGCAGTAAATAAAATTATATATAATTTCACTATTACTAATAGAAGTATTTTAGCAATTCCATGTGGTTGTGGTAAAACATACATTAGTTATTTAATTAGTTTGAAATATAAAAAGATAATTATTATATCACCTTTAATTGAATTTGCTTGTCAAAATTTATTAAGATATATTGAATATGGTTATGATGAAATAAATACAATTCTTATAAATAGTGATGGAATAAGAGATATTGATATTATTAAAACAAAAATTAAAGAAAATGAAAAATTATTAATTTCATCTACATTTAAATCTATGGATATTATTAATGAATGTTTAGATTTATTTGATGAAGACACAATATTTATTATAGATGAATTTCATAATTTAAGCAAAAATAATATTAGTGATAAAGATGATAATATTTATAAATTACTTATAACAAATCATAAAATATTATTTATGTCTGCTACACCTAGAATATATGATATTGAATATTTAGATGAAGATAATTATGACGATGATAATGAAAATAGTATAATTGATTATGATAGTAAATTTGATGAATTATTTGGAAAAATAGTATATAATATAAGTTTGACAGATGCAATTATAAATAATTATATAACTGATTATAAAATTTGGCTTCCATCAATCCATGAAAATAAAGAACAACTAAATAAAGAATTATCTATTTATGATATTAATGATGAACTTAAAAATAGATGTAAATATTTATTTTCATGTTTATCAAACAATGGTTCAAGAAAAACTATTATTTATTGTAAAGATACAAATGATATGAATAATATGATTGATTCAGTTAATAAATTAAATGATTTCTATAATCTTGATATTGATATATATAGTATTTCTTGTGAAAATACAAATAAAGAAAGAAAAAATATATTAAAATCATTTAGTAAAACTGATGATAAAATTCAATTATTATTTAATATCAAAATTTTAAATGAATGTATTGATATTCCTTCATGTGATAGTATTTATATTTCATATCCACCTAAAAATAAAATTACGACAATTCAACGAATTAATAGAGCAACTAGAATTAATAAAAATAATCCATATAAAATTGCTAATATTTATATATGGTGTGATGAATATGAAGAAATATTAGAAACATTATCAAGTATTAAAGAATATGATAGTATGTTTAAAGATAAAATCAAAATAAATGCAGTAGATTTTTATCATAGTAAAAAAGATAAAAAACTTGAATTAATTCAAAATGATAAGATATTATTAAGTAATTATACATTAGGAATTAAAGAATTTAAATGCTTAACATGGAATGAAAAATTAATTACATTAGAAGAATATATAATTGAAAATGAAAAATTACCATTGAAAAAAAGTATAGATAATAATGTTAAATCATTAGGTATTTGGTTATCAAGACAAAAACATACATATAAAAATAATATTATGAAAAATCAAGATATTAAAAAAATATGGGAAAATTTTATAAAAACATATAGTTATTTATTTTTAACAGATATTGAAAAATGGAAAGAAAATTTAAATAAATTAGAAAATTATATTATTGAAAATGGAAAATTACCATCAACAACTGATAAAGATATAAATATTAAATCATTAGCTTCATGGGTAATAACATCTCAAATAAGAAAATATAAAAATAACACAGGTATTATGAAAAATGAAGAAATTAAAAAGCAATGGGAAGAATTTACTGAAAAATATAAAGAATTATTTAAAAGTAATGAAAAAAAATGGATTAATAATTTAAAAAAATTAGAAGAATATATTAATAAATATAATAAATTACCATCAAATAAAAGTAAAGATAAAAATATTAAAATATTAGGTACATGGTTATCAACACAAAAAGATAATTATAAAAAAAATGAATGTATTATGAAATTAAATGAAGATATTAGAAAGGAATGGGAAGAATTTATAGAAAAATATAACGAATATTTTAAATCAGATATTGAAAAATGGAAAGAAAATTTAAATAAATTAGAAAATTATATTATTGAAAATGAAAAATTACCATCACGTATAAGTAAATATAAAGATATTAAAGTATTGAGTAAATGGTTATCATATCAACATGATAATTATAAAAATAATGAATATAATATGAAAAATGAAGATATTAAAAAGCAGTGGGAAGAATTTACTGAAAAATATAGCGAATATTTTAAATCAGATATTGAAAAATGGATTGATAATTTAAAAAAATTAGATAATTATATTATTGAAAATAGAAAATTACCATCACCAGAAAACAAAGATATAAATATTAAATATTCAGGTTTGTGGCTATATAATCAAAAGAATAATTATAAAAATAACACAGGTATTATGAAAAATGAAGAAATTAGAAATCAATGGGAAGAATTTATAGAAAAATATAAAGAATTATTTAAAAGTAATGAAGAAAAATGGATTGATAATTTAAAAGAATTAGAAGAATATATTAATAAATATAATAAATTACCACCACAAAGATATAAAGATAAAAATATTAAAATATTAGGTACATGGTTATCAACACAAAAAAATAATTATAAAAATAATACAAATATTATGAAAAATGAAGAAATTAGAAAGGAATGGGAAGAATTTATAGAAAAATATAAAGAATTATTTTATATTTTATAAAAACTAATGAATTTTTATAAGTTTATCAATTAAATTTTCTTTTTTTTAAGTGATTTAAAGATTATTTATGAATGTCTTTAAATCAAAAAATGACAAAAAATTAATTTTGCCAATATAACCCCTTCGTTTTCTCTCACAAGAACCTTTTAATCGCCGAATACACATCACGTCCGTATTTGTGCATGATGCATGAAAGAATAACAACTTTGCATTCGTTCTCAGCATACCTATCAACATAATCAAATATATCAATAGTCTTCACATAGAAGAATTCCTCAAATATGATGTCTGTTTCTTTGATCATCTCGTTCCAATAAAAGGTATTGAACGATTTGAAGAACTTCCGAATTTTCTTGCTGCTGCTTGGTCGTTTTGGCTCATGTGCATTCAACGGGTTTTTGGTGCTTGATTTAAGCAATTGTGTGAATTCGTATATCTCAGGCAATTGAATATATCTGCAATGTCTCATCGTTGATTTTCCATATCTAACTTTGCCATCATTCACATCAACAACTGAATCAACTATTGATGTATCTTTAGTTAAAAGCAGTGATAATATAAATATCTGAAACAACCTTTGATCAGAAATCAAATCTTCATTTGTCAAAACAACAACTTTCGAATCCATGAAAACCTTAACAAACTTTTCGTATTTAATGAATGTAAAGCTAAAGGGACTGCGAGTAAAGATGCGATTGTAGAAACAACTGATAGTAGCCATTATGAACCTATTTAAAATATTAGTATTATCAAATCATTTTTTATAAATAAATAAAAATAATAAAACAAATCAAAATGACAAAAAATTAATTTTGCCAATATAACCCGACTTTTCAGAGAAACTTGCGAACACAACCATAAACATCTCGTCCATAGTTGTGTAGGATGACTGACATCATCTCGATTTTTCGCTCGTGTTCGATGTATCGTCTGAAATAGTCGAAAATTTCCGCCGCTTCGTTGTAAAGAAATTCATCCATAATAAGCTCTGGTTCTTTTATCATGCCTGACTCTAGAACTGTTTGAAACAGCTTAAGAAATTTATTAAGTTTCTTTCTGCTGCTTGTGCGTTTAGGTTCTCTAGCATTTAGAGGATTTCGAGTTGCTGACCTTTCAAGCAAAATCAACTCATCATGCTGTGAAAGCCTGAGATGTTTCCAATAACGTTCAGTAACCACGCCATAATAAGTATTGCCATTAAAGACATTAACCGATGATGAAATTTGCGAGGTATCCTTAGTTAAGAGGAGCGACAATTTGAAAATCTTGAAAAGTTGGACGTTTTCCACTAGTTGCTCAATGGTCATGATAACCGCACGAAAATTCAGAATGACCTTAACAAACTTCTCAAATTTGATGAAGGTAAAATTATACGGATCGCGGTTGTAATGAACATAGAAACAGCTAATTGATGGTAACATTGTTATCATAAAACATATAATTAAAACATTCAAATCATTTTTATTTAGTATTTGTATATAAATAATACAAATTAATATTAAACTAATAATGAAATTATTATATTTAGTTAATTTATTCATTTTTCTTTACAGAATTCAATTAATTCATCAATACTTTTATTTATTAAATCAGACATATAATAAACAAAAAGAGATTTAAAGACATTCATAAATAATCTTTAAATCAAATGACAAAAAATTAATTTTGCCAATATAACCCAACTTTTCAGAGAAACTTGCGAACACAACCATAAACATCTCGTCCATAGTTATGTAGGATGACTGACATCATCTCGATTTTTCGTTCGTGTTCGATGTATCGTCTGAAATAGTCGAAAATTTCCGCCGCTTCGTTGTGAAAAAATCCATCCATAATAAGATCTGGTTCTTTTATCATGCCTGACTCTAGAATTGTTTGAAACAGCTTAAGAAATTTGTTAAGTTTCTTTCTGCTGCTTGAGCGTTTAGGCTCTCTAGCATTTAGAGGATTACGAGTTGCTGACCTTTCAAGCAAAATAAAGTCATCATGCTGTGAAAGCCTGATATGTTTCCAATAACGTTCAGTAACCACGCCATAATAAGTCTTGCCATTAAAGACATTAACCAATGATGAAATTTGCGAGGTATCCTTAGTTAAGAGGAGCGACAATTTGAAAATCTTGAAAAGTTGGACGTTTTCCACTATTTGTTGAATGGTCATAATAACCGCACGAAAATTCAGAATGACCTTAACAAACTTCTCAAATTTGATGAAGGTAAAATTATACGGATCGCGATTGTAATGAACATAGAAACAGCTAATTGATGGTAACATTGTTATCATAAAACATATAATTGAAACATTCAAATCATTTTAATTTAGTATTTGTATATAAATAATACAAATTAATATTAAACTAATAATGAAATTATTATATTTAGTTAATTTATTTTTTGTTTGTTGTAGTTCATTTATAGTTCAACCAGGATATTTACCAATGAAATTTAAATCTTCAAATATTAATTATAAATATAAAAACTTAGAATTATTAAAGAAAAAAGAATTAATTAATCTTAAAAATAATAATAATAATAATAATAATAATAATAATAATAATAATGATAATAATAATAATAATGATAATATAAAAACAACAAAAAGATTTATTATTAGTATGATTTATAATATAATTTTATATTCATATATATTTTATCTCATTCATCATTTATAAAAAAAATGATTTAAGAAATTAAATTAAATCTTTATATCAAATTATAAATGGATGAAAGTGATATTTATTTCATTCCAGAAAATATCATTTATACAAATAATATTAAAAAAATAATTATTAAACCTCTTTTAAGTAATCAAATAAGAGTTAAAGATTATAATGGAATATTTATATAATTATGAGATTATTATATTTATTTATTTTATTCAATTTATTTTTTGTTTATTGTAATTCATTTTTATTTCAATCAGGATATGTACCAATAAAATTTAAATATTTAAATATTACTTATAAACCAAAATATAAAAACTTGAAATTATTAAAAAAAACTAATTATGCAAATTATGCTATTATTAATCTAATAAAAAATAATAATACTAATGATACTTATGATACTTATGATATTTATAATAATGATACTAATTATGATAATTATAATAATAATTATGATGATAATGATAATAATGATGATGACGATAATAATGATGATAATGATAAAATGAATAGATTTTTTATTAATGTATTATTAATGAAATTGTTTATATTTATGAAAACTAAAAAATTTAATTTGATTTATTATTAATAAAATTGTCTATATTTATAAAAACTAGAAATGGTAAATTCATTTGGAAAAGAATATTTATCAAATAATAAAAAGATTTTTTTCATATATGTTTTATCATCTTTTAAAGTAATTAAATATTTGAGATAATTATTAGGTTCATAATTTTTTAAATTATTTAATTTATTTTTTAAATAATAATTAATAAAAAATTTTGTATCAATATTATTATCAAGAATATTTATATATAATCTTGTTTTATTTTCTTCTAATGGTAAAAAATTAATAGAATAGTTAATTTTATTATTAATAGAACCTTTGAGATAATATGGATATTTATAATAAAATCGATGTTCAGCATTAAATAATTCTTCTTTAAAGAAAAATTTATTTTTTCTATGATTTATTTTTATTTTATTATTACTATAAATAAATTCTAAAATAACATTAATCAAATTAACATTAATATCTATATATGATTGATGTATTTTTTCATTATCTTTAAATATTTTTGGTGGTTTTGTTGTATAACTTTTAAAACTCCACCATAATAATCCATTACTTTTAATAGTAGTACCAATTGCATCAGAATTATTATAACTTGTTAAATGATTAGGACATTGAAAACATCCATTATTAATAATTCCATTATCTAATTTTGCCCCTAAATGCTTACAAATATTAACAGTTGATATTGGAGTAGTATCATTATACCATAAAACCATAGGTAATTTACCAATATTATAAACATATGGTTTAGACTTATCAATATTTTTTTCAATGGCAATTGGATGCCATTCTCTAACAATTTGAGGTAAAATAAAAGATGATTTAATTGTTAATGCGGATGTTAATGAAGATGTTAAAAAAGATAATAATGGAATAATTAATATAAATCTAATATAATTAGAAATTAACATTATTGATATTAATATTAATAATTATTTTTATATAATAATTTTTTATAATGCGAGGTTGTATATAGAAATAAAATATTATTCTAAATATATTAATCAATGTTTAATGAATATATTAATGAATTACCTTCACATAAACGTTTGATTGTTATTGGTGATATTCATGGTGATATAAGACGATTTAAAAATATATTGGTAAATGCGAAAGTTATAAATAATAATTTGGAATGGATTGCAGAACCGCCAGAAACTATTATAATTCAGTTAGGAGATCAAATAGATAGTTTAAACAGAACATCAACAGAAGAATGGGAAGTTTTAAAAGATTATGAGATGATTTATTTTACAGATAATTTAAATTTAATTGCAAGAGCTAAAGGTGGTTATTGTATTTCTTTAATAGGTAATCATGAATTGATGAATGTCATTGGTGATTTTTCATATGTTTCTGATAATAGTAATAGTGAAATAAGACAACAATTATTTAAACCAAAGGGAACATTAGCATTAACATTAGCAAAAAGACCATTAATTTTTAAAATAGGAGATTTAATATTTTGTCATGCAAAATTGGATATTGAACATTTGAATATATTAAAGAAGTATAATAAAGATATTTTTTATATTAATCAAGTATGGAAAAATTATTTAGAAAATGAAAAAATAAATATAGAAGATAAAGAAATTATTGATTCTATTATGATTGGACCATCCGGATTATTATGGAATAGAAAAGAAAATAATAAAAGTTCTACTACATTATTATTTAAAGAATTGGGAGTTATTTATATGTTTTTAGGACATACATCATATGATAAGATACAATTAATTGATAATCAAATTTGGTATTGTGATACTGGTATATCAAGAGCATTCGGAAAATCTAATTATCAATATTTAGATATTAAAAATACTACTATTAATATTGAAACTATAAGTGAATAAATATGAATAAATAAATATGAATGAAATTTAAAGTAAATATTAATAAAAATGATTATAAATTTTATAATAGTTTTCATACATTTCTCAAATTATGTACATTCTTGGCTCTCAAGTTTATGAGGATGAAGAAATTATGCCGGTTTCTTCATATTCATCAATTTATGATCAAGATCCTGATGATTATATCATGGAGGAATTTGAATCAGATTATGACAAAATGGCGAATGAGTTCATGACTAAAATGAAGATTAAACAACTTCCATTTTAATTTGAGAAAAAAAATTTATATAATCCATTAATTTATATTTTTGGATTTTTTATTTAATCATCATCATTTATAAATACACATTTCTTTTTTTTGTCATTATTGCCATTACCATCATTATCATTATCATTGCCATTATTATCATTACCATCATTATCATAATCAATAACTAGTTCATTATCAATAAAAGTTTTAATTAGATAACCATTATTTTTATAATATTTAATTCTTTTATAACCTTTAAATTTAAATAAAGAAAAATCATCAAAAATATCAATACATAAAGGTTTATATTTTCTTTCTGTTTTTTTTTCTCTCAAAATTCTACCAACAGATTGTTGAATATCACTGATGGGACTTGCTAATATTACTGTATTTAAGGTAGGAATATTTAATCCTTCGCTGCTCATTTGATAAGTTGCTAAAATAATTTGTTTAGTTGCTGAAATATCTAAATCAGACATTTTCATACCACCTACATAATAACCATAAGATGCAATATCATCACTAGCAATCAATAATTCAATATCTTTCAATTGATTTTTGCGCTCAGATAAAATTAAAATCTTGCGTTCAGGTTCTTTTTTGAGAATATCTTTTAATAAATTAATAATAAAAATTGTTCTGGGTTTATAATTACAAATATTATTAACCATAGAAACAATATTAGGTGTACCATTATACATTGTTTTAACATAACTATATTCAATATCATGAACAAAATATTTATGTAAATTAACAATCATATCACAATCATTTATATCATTCTTAATTTTATAAACAGATTTGCCTAAATACCATTCAAAGACTTTTCTTAATCCATCTTTTCTATTTAAAGTTGCTGATAAACCTAATGTAATTCGAATATTCATTTTTCTAAATGCACGTGAAAATACTTCAGATGCAATATGATGACATTCGTCAATAATAACTAATCCAAAATCACTAAAAATATTTGGGTCATATTCTCGAATAGCCAATGATTGTAAAGTAGCAATAACAATATCTTTATTTTGAACATCAATTTTACTTTGTTTAATTTTGCCAATTCTTGCATTTGGGACAAATGTTTTAATACTACTAATGAATTGTTCATTTAAAAAATCTTTATGAGAAATAAATAAAGTTTTCTTTTTAAAATAACAAGCGACATAAATAGCCATAATTGTTTTACCAAAACCACAAGGAACACTAATAATACCCCCTAATTTCTTTTTATTAATGACATTATCTATAAACGCATCAATCGGAGCTTGTTGAATATCTCTTAATTTACCTTGGAAATCTAATAAAGGACAATCAATACCTAAACTTAATTTATCATCAATCGGATAACCAAATTTTTCAATACCATAACATTTGGGAATATATAATTTATTATCACTTTCTAAATAAATCGGATATTCTTTATTAATATTAGATGTGAAAGAATTTGAAAATATTTTTGGACTTATCATTAAATCACTCTTAATTTTATTAATTAAATCCTTGTTTTCTGGTGTCTTTATAATACCATAACCTCTATTATTTAAAGATGTCATTATTTGCAACATTTAATAAATATATATTTAATTTTTATATATAATTTATAGTAGATGATATTAAATTTTATAAGAGCGGTATTAATATTATTATTATTATTTGTTATAATTGTAGATTTTGATTTACCAATTATAATAAATACAAAAACAAATCAATTATTTATAGCTATATTAATATTATTAATAATATTACTTGTAGATGAAATAATAGGATTTTTAATAGGATTAATATTTTTAATTATTTATTTTAAATATTATCAGAAAAAAATAATGCCTATTAAACAAGAAAAACAAGAAAATAGTCCAATTACTTATGAACAATCTAATAATAATAATAATAATAATAATAATAATAATGATCCAATAACATCTTTATTTAATTTCTTTTCAGGAGATGTTAAACCAAAATCATATTCAAACCAACCTGAAATCCCTGAACATTATGTAAATCATATTAAAAATGATAATAGTACAATAATGCCATATGTATCAAATGAATTATTAAAAGCTGCTCAAACTAATATTTATAATGATGATAATTATAAAACTGAAATAAAAACAAGTGAAAATTATTATGGTATTCAAGGACTAAATTCAGATAATAAACATTACGCTGCATTTGATAATAATTATAAGAATTTCAATAATTTATAATTATTTATAATAATTTATAAAACATTAATGCATATAATGTTATAAATGCTAATATTATTTTTATTATATAATTATAACTATCTAATATAATTGATATATTATCTGGTATTTTACTTATAATTGTATTATAAATATATGGATTAATTATTATAGCTACTACTATACAAATAATAAATGTTTTAGTTATTAAAATATTATCAATATAATTTATTGGTTGTTGTGATTGTTGTGATAATTGTGGCAATTGTTGATATTGTTGTGATTGTTGTGGTGATTGTTGATATTGTTGTGATTGTTGTGATTGTTGATATTGTTGTGGTGATTGTGAATTATTATTAATTTGATAATTATTTTTAATTGTTTGCTCATTCATTGATAATTCTTTTTCAAATTCATTTAAAACATCTTTAACAATAGGATCATCAGCCATATCATCCGTAATAATTGCCCCTGATGTTTTTAATGGTATTTTATCAATAGATGTTATCATATTATTTTGTGATTGATTCTGCATTATTATAATAATATGATTTAAATATATAATATATAAAATTACGCAAATAATTTATCAATTAATCCCTTATCATTTAATTGATTTGATGCACTTGAATAACCATCATATGGATTAATAGCTTTATCATTACATGGAACATTAACAGTTGAATATTTATAACAAGTATCATCCAATTTAAAAATTTTATTATTTATTTCATCTTGTTTAGGTGCAAAATATATTGTGCAATTTTCTTTACAAACTCTATTAAAAATTAATGCTAATGATATACCAAATAATGCACTTATCATTATTTGCCCAATATTTGTATAAAATAATCTGTCAATTAAATTACGCGTGTTTATCATTCTAATTTAAGGTTATTTTTTTTATATTATAGGTTGATCTATTGCACTATCTGAACATTTTATTTCATCTACTGTATATTTATAACATATATCATTATCATTTCTATAAACAATTTTATTAGCATTATATGGTGTTGGATATTTAATTACAATTTTAGGTTTTGGAGCTGCAATATATACATAAAACATACCTATAGAAAACGCAATAATAAACGCAAAAAAATTAAATTTAAAAACTTGTTCTTCTTTCATTTAATTTTATATTCTATTTTATATAAATAATAATATTAAATGTCTATATTTAATTGGATATATAATATAATTATAGGTTCATTAATTATATTTTTATTAATTTCTTTATATTGCTATATATTTAATATATCATTAACATATTTTGTTGTATATTATATAACCCCTTTTATAAGCTTATTTGTTATGTTTATAAGTATAATAGTAAAAGTTATACAATTTCCATATTACATTACAATAGAAATATGGAATATATTAATAAGAATATTTAGTGTTTTTACATTTATTTTATCTATAATAAATGAAACTTCATTATTTTTCATTAATTTAACGACTGCTATTTAATTTTTAATAATGGTGTATGAATTGTATAAATATCAGGGACATCAATATATTCAGGTTGTTGTAATGATATTAAATCATATAAATCTTTAACTTTTTTTGATTTTTGCCATTTATTAAATAATAATTCTTTTGTTCTCAGATATTTATCATAATTATCATTATTATTTTTTCGCGGTATTTCATATTTAGTCATATATATATTTGTTTTACTAATTATTTCTTCTTTTTTATCTGATATATCTTTATTATGATCTTTTAATGAAGATAATAATTTAATTTTATTACTATCTGTTTTAATATTTATAACATTATCTATTAATATATGTCCAATATCTATAATTGATAACTTTGTCATATTAATTATAAATTATATTTTTTTTACGTCATATATATTAGGTTGTGTTAATTCAAACATACCTTTATAAAATTCAGCTAATGTTTCACTATCTGTTAATGTTTCTTCATATTGACTTATAGGTATATATTTAATTATTTCTTTTGGTGTATCCATTTTTGAATATTTTAATTCATAATAACTTTTTATTATCAATACAACACCAACAAATAATATGAAAATGGCAATTGATTTCATTTTTATTAAATGAATACAAAAAAATAATTGTTTTTTTTATTTAATCGCTTGGAGTACGTTGTACTTCATCCTTAACTTCCTCTTTAACTTCTTCATTAACTTCTTCTTTAACTTCTTCTTTAACTTCCTCTTTAACTTCTTCATTAACTTCTTCTTTAACTTCTTCTTTAACTTCCTCTTTAACTTCTTCATTAACTTCTTCTTTAACTTCTTCTCGTCCTTGTTTAGCAGCAATCCAAGGGTCTTGTTGTTCTACAAGGTCATCAGCAATATTAGAAACTTTAGGTGCTTTAGCCATTAAATCGGCTTTTCGCTGCTCAAATAATTCATCCTTTGAATCCATATTTTGTTTATATTGTTTCATAAGAGTATTAAGTTGAGTTTCTGAATATTCTTGATCATTTAGATCATTTGGATTTGGTGACCACGGACACCAACAACCAACTTGACAAATATAAATATCAAATTTATTATCTTGACGTTTAATAAATTCACTACGTGATTTAGCTTCTTCCATTGTATCAAAAACACCACGAATTTTAATACCTCTCATAGAAGTCTTAAAATCATTTTCTTTATGAAAATCGGTTTCAATTTCATGTGAATTGCTATCCTTAAAAAATTTATATTGTGAATCTAAATCATTAGCATTAAAAATATAATCATGATTTGAGCGAATTGTTTTAACTAATTCGGATGATTCCGGATATTTATTTTCAATTCCATCTAAAAGAGTTTTCATATCTTTTCCAAATTTATCAATAAATCGTGAAAAATAATAAACTTCTTTTTCCTTGAGAATATTCTCAGGACTTAAAAAAGATACAAGACAATAATTTTGACCTCTAATTGGCTTATCTTCATCTAAATAATCACGTTCTTTTGTTGATACTAAATTATCTCCCATTTATATATATATAATATAAATAAAAATTCTTATATCAATTTTATATTTAAAAAAAATAAAAAATATATTATTATAATAGTATAATATGAATCAACAACCAACATATAGTTTTGATATTTGGGAGGCTTTAATTCGTATATTAAAATATGCGATTGAAGCAGTCGTTGTTGCTATAGCTGCCTATGTTTTACCTGAACAAAAATTAAAATTAAGTGAAGTTTGGATGATTGCCTTAACTGCTGCTTGTTTATTCTCTCTATTCGATTTACTATCTCCATCAATTGCAGCTGGTGCTCGTCAAGGTGTTGGACTTGGTGCTGGTTTCCGCCTCATTGGTTTTGGACCTTAAAGAGATGGAATAATTTTATAATTTAAATCTTCACATATTTTTTTCCATATTTGGTCTTGAACATATAATTTTTCCCTACTTTTTAAAAGTGGAAAAAATTTCAAATATTCATTTAAACCTAATATTTGAAAGAATTTATATAAAACATAACTATATGATAAGAAATTTTTACGGTCTTTTGGACAATGTTTTAAAAATGGTCCTTGAATATCTTTAAACATTGAACATAATTTATCTTCCAATTCTGTTGAAAATTGCGGTGTAGGTATTCCATTAATTCTATTGATAATATAATTGATATGTTCATAATATTTATTAATTCTTAATCTTTTTAAAATTTCTCTCATCTTAGAATATGTTATTTTTTTTGTATCCATTATTTTTTCTTTTTTAATTTCATTTAATATTTTTTCAAATATATCATTTGGTATATCTGTACTTTCTTTCCCCTGAACTTGATTACACCATTCCCTAAAATGATTAATTCTTTTATAACTAAAATGTGATGTATCTTTAGTATTTTGTTTTAAAATTGGTCTATTCTGTTCCACTAATAATAATTCTTGATAACCACAATTATTACAAATCATTATTGCATCTTGTTGTAAACATATTAAAGGTATATTACAACAATGACATAATTCTATATTATCACATGTATTATCAATTTTTTTAATATAATATTTATTAGTTATTGATAAATATTGGTCAACTAAATCGCTTTTTTCAATAATTTTATTATCTTCTTCTATTTTAATTTCTTCTTTGGGTAATGTAATATTAAATGATTCTAATATTGATTTATTTTTATATTTATTATTGGATGAAGAATTTGTTGCAGTTGATTGTTTTTCTAACATTTCATAATAATTAAATAAAATAGAACTTGTATTTTCATAATATTCAATTTCATCAAAATAATTAATATTATTAATCTCATTTTGTAATAATAATAATTCTTCCTTTATTAATATATTACTATTCCATAAATTTGAATATATATTATCATTCTTTAAATTATCATAATTATATTTTATTATCTCATCATTAATATTTTTATAATTAATCTCTAATTTATTTATCTTATCAGTATAATTTTTATCATCTATTATTTTTTTACTATAATTATTAATTATTTTATTATGCATTGCATCTAATGTTGATAAATCACGTGTTATATCAACATTTTGAAATCTCTTTTTAGATGTTTTATCTTTAAACATATATAATAAAAAATGCGGATATGCTTTTATATATCTTATTCAATATATTTTTTTCTCCTATTATAGTATAAAGAATATAGCATAAATGGGTGGTGGTCTTCTTCAACTTGTTGCTTATGGTGCTCAGGATGTTTATTTAACTGGCAATCCTCAAATAACTTTTTTCAAAGTTGTATATCGCCGACATACAAATTTTGCTATGGAAGCTATTCAACAAACTTTTAGCGGTATACCAACTTATGGAAATACTGTTTATTGTCAAATATCTCGCAATGGTGATTTAATTCATCGAACTTATCTTGAAGTTGGTGTTAATGCTACTTCTGCTACTTATGCTACTCCTCCAACAGTTTCATATGTTAATTATTTAGGTTTACGCTTATTAAAATCTGTTTCTATTGAAATTGGTGGACAACAAATTGATAAACATTATTCTGATTGGTTATATATATGGAATGAATTATCTCTCCCTCAAGGAAAACGTTATGCTTATGATACTATGGTTGGTGCTGATCGTGATGCATTAAATAGTGGTGTATATAATAGTAGTGGTACAGGTAATAGTAGCATAACAACTTTATATATACCTCTTGAATTCTGGTTTTGTCGCAATATAGGTCTTGCTTTACCTTTAATTGCTTTACAATATCATGAAGTTAAAATTAAAATTGAATTTGAGTCAGCTGTTAATTGTGTATATACACCTGGATCAGCTACTCCCGTTTCAGATGTAAGTGGATATAAATTAGATAATCCTAATTTATGGGTTGATTATATTTATTTAGATACTGATGAACGTCGTAAATTTGCTCAATTATCTCATGAATATTTAATTGAACAATTACAATTCACTGGTCAAGAAACTTTAAGTAGTACAGGAGCTCGCATTAAATTAAATTTTAATCATCCTTGCAAAGAATTAATATGGGTTGCTAAAACTACTCCTGCATTAACTTTACCTAGTTTCTGGTATAATTATACATATAATAATAATTCAACTAATGATGCTAATTTACCAGCAACAAATCCAATTGGAGATACATCTAATTTACCAAATCCATCAATTTCTGCTGTAAATTCATTTGATTTAAATAGCTGGTTAGTATCCAGTAATTATAGTTCTACTACTATAACTTTTGCAATGACAAGTAATTATTTACAAGATAATTATATACCTTATGTTGATAGAGCTGACTCAACTATTATTAATCCTTTTGATACTTGTTTATTACAATTAAATGGAAATGATCGATTTAATGCACGAAAAGGTAATTATTTCAATTTAGTTCAACCATATCAACATCATACTAATATACCTCTTAATAGAGGTATAAATGTATATTCTTTTGCCCTAAAACCAGAAGAACATCAACCATCAGGAACTTTAAATATGTCTCGTATTGATACAGCTATATTAGATGTTAAAGTTGCAAATAGTAAAGTTATAGGTGGTATTAATGTTTATGCTGTTAATTATAACGTTCTACGCATTCTTTCTGGAATGGGTGGTTTAGCATATTCAAATTAAATTTAACTATATACATTTTTTTTCTCCTATTATAGTATAAAGAATAT